ATCTCGATGGGATAACCAGGAAGCTATGATTAAATATAAAGATCTAAAAAAGAACGACGAAGTTAAAACAACTCAGCTAGGGGCGCCAGTCACTGGCAAGCTTTTAGAGTCTCCGGTGCAGGGGCGTGGTGTTAAAAAAACCATTCTTATTATGAGCAACGGCTCGGAGGTTGGCGCATTTAATGATCATGGATCTGTATACGCTGAGGATGTGTACGAAGTAAAACGAGATGGAATCTGGCAGCAGGTAACGGATCAGCCTAAAAATGTTTTTAAATTATGATAAAACATTTTAATATAATTAATGAAGGCACAATTGTCTTATTCGAGCCGTTAACAGATGCGGCTCGAACCTGGTGGAGTAGCAACGTAGATCCTAAATGTATGACATTCGGCAAAGCATACGCTGTTGAACATCGTTATGCGCAGGATATTGTAGAAGGAATTAATGCTATTAAATTATAACAACCAGCACAAAATGCTCAAGGGCGTCGCCTATGGATGGAGAACTGCTGTTCTCCATCTGGCGCCGTCTAAGCTTAGCTCTAAGAATGTATGCCCATCAGCATCTCGTGAATGCATTCAAGCCTGTTTAAATACAGCGGGACGCGGTCAACAGAATAATGTGCAGCAGGCCCGGCTACGTAAAACTGAATTTTTTCACAAAAATCGGAGCGGCTTTCTTTGGCAGCTATCAAATGAAATTGAAATACTCAAAAAAAGATCTAAAAAAGCAGGCTACAAATTCGCCGTTAGATTAAATGGGACTAGTGATTTATCCTGGGAGCGATTCAGACATATCGATGGACAATCATTAATGGATGTACATCCTGAGGTACAATTCTATGATTACACCAAAGTCTATAACCGGTTGACTCGTGATATAAAGAATTACTATATGGTTTTTAGCTATAGCGGCCGTAATGAAGTATATTGCCGGGAGGCATTGCATCGAGGCTACAACGTCGCTGTTGTCTTTGGCCAGAAATTACCGGTAAGATTCTGGAGGCATAAAGTATTTGACGGCGATAATCACGATTTAAGATTTACAGACCCGGGGCATAGGATTATAGGTCTTAGAGCCAAAGGACGGGCCAGGAAGGTACAGAATGAATTTGTAAATGCTTAAATTTTTAATGATGTTATTAATATTTATTCCCGTTGGATTGTTTATATCTCCCGGTTATACGTTAATATTTTTAATGAGTTTATATTTATTATTGGTGCTCCCGTAATGCTCCCGCTGGAGCTCCCGTTGGAGCTCCAGTTTAGAATGATTCTAAATTATATCCTAGTAAAACAGTCGGGATTAAATAGCCTTGTAATAATTGGTAACAAATTGTTACTGTCTTATTATAATAAGATGATTTAAAGATTATTGTGGTTTGACTTTGAGACAGTTGATTAAATTCTATCTAGGGACTTGTCCTTAAACAGAAGCCACATTTGAAAGGTGGTGATAAATATGGGATTTGATTTATATGGACTAAAACCAAAAATCAAAAAAGGTAGTGTGAAACCACCAACAATAGACTGGAATAAATGTACCGAAGGGGAAAGAGATAAATACTTTAAGATCTCTAATAAATGGGAAGCCGACAACGTAGGTATTTATTTTAGGAACAATGTTTGGTGGTGGAGACCGCTAGCGGATTTAGTTATTAAGTTATGCAAGTTACTAGACGAAAAACAAAAAGAACACTTGCACGACAATGGCGGTTATAAATATGACGAGGCAACGGCTCATTACATTGCAGATACATTAGAAGCATTTGTAAAAAGTCCAGTTGCTAAACGTTCGGAGATAGAACATAAAAAGGCAATGAAAAAAGCGGAAGCACATAATAAAAAAGTGCAGGTTAAATTAGATGCTTTAAGAGTGAAAGCAATAGCACGCACAAAAAACAAAAACATTGTACCGCGTGACTATCCTAAAGACTTGAACGATAAATGGGAGAGTATTTACCGTGAGAGAGATCACACGGATAGCTATCCATTTGCATTAAAGAATGTCAAAGCGTTTATTAAATTTTTGCGTGAGTGCGGTGGTTTTTCAGTTTGCTAACTTGCCGTTGCAAGTATCCAAGCGGGAGTTTCCCGCTTGGGTTGCAAATATTCCCGCTATGAATAATACGAGGGTCAAGTGTATTCCAACGAGAAACAAGAGTTATTACATTGTGGTGATCACGGGTTATAATAACTACACTTGACCCTTGTAATATTCTGTAACATTTTGTTACTATTTAGTTCACCTATCTTCATGGGATTTGATAAGCTCATCAAGTCTAACAATTAACAAAAGGAGAAAAGTTATGACAAAAAAAACTATTTCCAATGTTAAAGGCGGAAAGTTGCAGCGACAACAACGATTGCTTTTAAATATTGGTTTAATGAAAAACGACAGACGTGATTTGAATAAACAAATCACGCTTGGAACTACTGAAGCATTGCTTTTTATGAAAGATAAAAAGCACATGATGATCAGCATAGACGGCTATGAAGGTAGAGCGGAGTATATCCATAGAGACAAAATGGTATTGGATAGCAAACGCTTGAAAGAAGAACAGCCGAAACTTTATAACTCATATTTAAAAGCGAGTGAAAGTAATGAGATTAAAGTTGATGTTGATCTGATTGAAGAACGCATCAAAGAACAAGACGCGAGTGTTCAGCGTGTTGATGCACAAGTAAAGAAGGCTAACTAATGCAACAGCTTCTAGAAAATATACTAGATGCATTATGCAAAGCGACATCACGAGATATATTCGTGATGTTGCCAAGCAAGGAGAGAGACAGAGTGCCATACTTAATCAAAGAGATTAAGACTACACTTGATAGAGTACAGTATCGAGGTAAGCACATGAATGAGTCTACTCTTCCACTTGCTAGAAGATTGAAGGAGATGGCTAAATGAACATGGCTATCACTTTAATTCTTTTACTTACTGGCTTTACTCTCGCAATGTGCGGAGTAATAGTTTTGTTCTCGGTTGATGTATGGATTGGCTTTGCTCTTGCCGTTGTTGGTATCGGCGCAGCTATCAGCGCAACGTTTATCGAAGAACAAACCTAAGTCACGAGACCAGGCGGCAACGCCGCCTGGTCCCACCAAAGAAGGTCCCTTCGTTCTTCCGCGATCTTTCCGCCTTCCGCTTTCCCTTCCCACGTTGTCCATACAGAGTATTGAAAATAATCTTACTAAAGAGTAAGATGAACACACGTACTGGGGCTGAAAACGATATGGGACTCCTGCTAAAAATTTTTTGGAATTTTTAAAACTTATGAATCTCGAATTACTCACCACTGATCAATTAAGAACACGCGTAGAAAAGACCTGGATTGAGCATATTAAACTTTGCCAAGATAATTTTATGTACTTTGTGAAGGAAGTATGGCCAGAATTCATCTATCGTAAGGCAACAAAACCTTCTGAATGGGGCCATCATCAAATTATTGCTAATGAGTACACTAAAATTGCTAAACAACGCAAAGGACGATTAATTGTTAATATGCCTCCGCGTCATACTAAATCTGAATTTGCTTCTGTTTATTTTCCAGCATGGCTGATTGGCCGAAATCCTAAAATGAAACTTATTCAAGTTTCTCACAATACAGAATTAGCTACTCGATTTGGTAGTAAGGTTCGTAATTTATTAGCCTCACCAGAGTATGCACAAGTTTTTGGAGATGTTAGATTAAGAGAAGATGCAAAAGCAAAAGGGAAGTGGGAAACTAATCATGGAGGCGAATATTTCGCTGCAGGTGTAGGAGGAGCAATTACTGGTCGTGGTGCGGATCTACTTATAATAGACGACCCACACACAGAGCAGGATTCGCATTCCGAGGGATCCATGGACCGTGCTTATGAGTGGTATACATCAGGACCCAGGCAACGTTTACAGCCAGGCGGTTCGATTGTTCTAGTCATGACACGTTGGGCTGAAAACGATCTCACCGGTCGTTTAATCAAATCTCAAAAAGAACCTAAAGCTGATAGCTGGAAACAAATTTCTTTTCCGGCGATTCTAGATTCAGGTAATCCGGTCTGGCCAGAATATTGGAATTTAGAAGAGCTTGAAAAAGTTAAAGCGTCTTTACCCGTTCGAAATTGGTCAGCACAATACATGCAAAATCCAACTTCGGAAGAAGGTGCTATTCTCAAACGAGAGTGGTGGCGAAAATGGCCTAATGATGTTCCTAAACTCAAACATGTGATTCAATCTTATGATACGGCATTTTCGAAAAAAGAAACAGCAGATTATTCAGCAATTACGACGTGGGGAATTTTTACTCCGATTGAAGATGAACCTGATGCTTTAATTTTATTAGATGCTACACGAGGAAAATGGGATTTTCCAGAACTAAAAGCAATTGCTTTAGATACTTATAAATTTTGGTCGCCAGAGTCCGTGATTATTGAACAAAAAGCAACCGGAGCTCCTTTGAGTCAAGAATTTAGACGAATGGGAATTCCAGTTATTGATTTTGTTCCTTCAAAAGGAAAAGACAAACATTCACGGGTCAACGCTACGGCACCTGTTTTTGAATCAGGACAAATCTGGTATCCTGAAGATGAAAAATGGGCTGAAGAGGTCATTGAAGAATGTGCTGCTTTTCCTCATGGGGAAAATGATGACTATGTGGATACCGTGACTCAAGCTGTGTTAAGATATCGTCAAGGATATTTTCTTTCGACTTATGCCGATTATGAAGAGGAACAAAAGTATCAAAGACGAAAAAAATACGTTTATTACTAATGGTAGCAAGATTAATTATTAAAGGTGGACAAAAACTTTATCGGGTTTATAGAGCCGCGAGTAAAAAGAAAGCTTCTCCCCATGGAGAAGGTATTGTTTCCAAAAAATTTCAAGGACGTTATTTTGTAGATTATAAAAGCGCGGCTCAAGGAATTGCTAAAAATATTAAAGAGAAGACTAATCGATTAATTCTTAAGGCTGATTTAACTGCAAAAGAACATAAGCTAGGCAAAAAACTCTTTATGAAGTTTGTTCCAGATAAATTTGGTCCTTATGGAGGAGGTAAACCATCTCGTTGGGGACGTTTGGTTCTTCCTAAATCAGCTTTAAAAAAGATTAAGGTAGATCGAAAGCTGACTCGTGATATTCGTAAGAAATATACAGGTGGAATGGTTAATTATTATCAGGATTTATTATAATGAAAAAACATAAAAGAGCTAGAACCAAAAAAGGTCGTTATAAAGGGGATGACAAATCAACTCCTTTTTTTAACGAAGCCTGGATCAGGGGCCGTTCGCCGAAGAAAGGTAAAGGGCCATTACAAAGATTTTTAGACTGGTTCTTAAAATAATGATTTTTAGAGCTGCTTATACATTAGGGAAATTTGGTTTAAAATCCAAGAGAGGCAAAAAACTTCTTTCTGAAGCGCAAAAACTCATAAACAAAAAAAAGAGTAAATTAAGAGTACAAGAAAGTCTTAAAAAGACAGGTCCTCGAATACAAGCTAAAACAGATATTAGATACAAGTTTAAACAAAAACCTAAACATCCTGGCGGAGGTGCTGCCCCTATTTCAGCAAGAACTACTCATTATGGACCGCAAGGAAAAGAATTAAAGGTTGGTTCACACGCTAAACGAGCCATTTGGCACGATACACGAGCCAAAGGATCTGAAAGCTGGCGCTCTGAAATGACTCGATATTTTGGAGGGCTGCAAACGGGGCCCCGAAGTATAAAACGTCTTCATAAATCTTATGTTAAAGATATTCGTAAATTACGAAAAAAATTAAAAACTAAATTAAGCGTCGGCGGTCTCGTTATTGGCAAGAATGTTGACCCAAGTCTTCTTTAAGTAAATTTCCAAACAATAGTTACGAAAAATAAATATTGCCTACTGCGGCAATGCTTATTTTTTGCCTCAATTCACTTTGCTCACTTCTAGAGCCTTCCTAAAAAGTCGTCATGATATAATAGGGGTGAAAGGAAAAACATGACACTTAGAATATGCTCGTCGATGATTGACCTGTCGGGGCTTGAGGAGGGGTATCGGAGGCTCTTACCCTTTATTCGAAAATATGGCTATGAAAGACTGTTGCCCGTTGTAGTCAAGTAGGGTAAATGGTATTATACTAATAGTTTATAAACTAAGAGGATATTAATATCATGGCAAAAAAACAAGGTTACAAAGACGAAGAAGATGAATCTATTGGAATGAGACTTGGTAAGAAAAAAACCAAGCACGACAAAAAAGTTGCAAGAGATGAATCTTATGGTAAATGGGGCAAACGTTCCAAAGACTGGAAAGCTAAATCAGGTACAATGGTTACCGCTAAAGGAGGCACAATGATCAAAGCTAAACATAGTAAATATATTGATTACTATAAGGCAGCACAAGCTGAAAAAGGAGAAGATCGTGTAACTAAAGCAGATATTGCTTACCAAAGAACTAAACATATAAAAGGAAAAGCTGGAAGACATGCAACTGGAACAATGGTTAAAGCTAAAAAAGGCTGGGGTAAAAAACTAGCTAAAGCAGCCGTTGCTGCAGGTGCAGCTTATGCCGGCTCTAAATATTTAAAAGCCAAAGGCATGAAGGGCAGCACCCTTAAAACAGCAGCAGTGGAAGATGCGAATATTAAAGCCCCTTTAGTTGATGCTATTTCTGGTGGCACTAAATTTGCAAAAAAGAAATCTGTTCCAAGGAAACCAATTTACTCAGATTTCTGGGGTGGTGCTAAAAAAGGTGGCAGCATTAAAGCTAAAACTGGTAAAATGGTTAAAGCTAGAGGCGGCGTTATGGTTAATACCAAATTGAATGGTCCATTATTTACACAAACGTTCTAAGGTGCTATGGCAGACGTTGATAAAACTACTGAAGTTGTTGAAACTCCAGCAGCTGAAGAAGTTGCTGTAGATATCGAAACTCCAAATGAAAACATTTTGGAAGAAGAAACTGTTGAAGCTCCACAAGATTTTTATGCAAATCTTGCGGAAGACATGGATACTCGTGTTCTTCAAAGGTTAGCAACTAATTTAGTCAACGAATATAAAAAAGATAAAATTTCAAGAAAAGATTGGGAGACGGGTTATACTCAAGGTTTAGATCTTCTAGGATTTAAATATACCGAGTTAACTCGTCCCTTTCGTGGCTCAGCAAATGTAACCCATCCGTTACTTGCTGAGGCCGTAACTCAATTCCAAGCACAAGCTTATAAAGAATTATTACCTTCTGATGGTCCAGTAAAATGTGCCATTGTCGGAGATGAAACTCCAGCTGTTTATTCTCAATCTCAACGCGTACAACAATTCATGAATTATATGATCATGGATAAAATGCAAGAATATACACCTGAGTTTGATCAACTGTTATTTTTTCTACCTTTAGCTGGATCTGCTTTTAAAAAAGTTTATTACGATGCGGTCATGGAACGAGCCGTTTCAAAATTTGTTCCTTCTGAAGATTTAGTGGTTCCTTATTATGCTACCGATCTTTTAGATTGTGAAAGAATCACTCACGTTGTTAAAATGAGTGAAAACGAAATTCTCAAAAAACAAAAAGCTGGTTTTTATTTAGATATCGAACTTAAACCCGTTCAAACCGGTCAAAGCGATATTCAAAAAAAATATAATAAACTTGAAGGTATTGCACCTTCAGTAGATTACGCAAGCAATTTTAGTATTTTAGAAATGCACGTTGATTTAGATTTAGATGAATATGACGTGGAACAAGGAACTCGTGTTCCTTATAAAGACAAAAGAGTTAAAGTTCCTTACATTGTTACCGTCGATGAAGGATCCAATCAAGTTTTATCCGTTTATCGTAATTACGAAGAAGACGATGAAACTAAAAAGAGAAAAGAATATTTTATTCATTACAAATTTTTACCTGGATTAGGATTTTATGGCTTCGGACTCATACACATGATCGGTGGGCTTTCACGAACCGCAACGCAAGCGCTTAGACAACTGCTAGACGCAGGTACCTTAAGCAATCTGCCAGCCGGTTTTAAATCCCGAGGAATCAGAATTAGAGACGATGACCAACCTTTCCAGCCTGGAGAATTTAGAGATGTCGACGCTCCAGGCGGAAACATTAAAGATCAATTTCAACTTTTACCTTTCAAAGAACCCAGTGCTACTCTATTTCAATTATTAGGATTTGTTGTAGGTGCAGGACAACGTTTTGCAGCCATTACGGATATGGCAACCGGTAATGATGTTCAAAACAGAGCTGTAGGCTCGACCATAGCCTTATTGGAACGAGGTTCGAGGGTCATGAATGCCGTACACAAGCGCTGCTATTATGCGATGCGGAACGAATTCAGATTACTTGCTAGTATTTTCGCAACTTATTTACCGCCTGTTTATCCGTACGCGGTCTATGGAGCGAATCGAATGGTTAAAGTCCAAGACTTTGATGATCGAGTTGATGTTATCCCCGTAGCCGATCCCAATATTTACAGCTTAACGCAGCGGGTGACACTGGCTCAAATGAATTTAACGATTGCGCAATCGAACCCTCGACTACACAATTTAAGAGAAGCGTACCGAAGAGTTTACGAAGCTTTAGGAACCAAGGATATTGATAAACTTTTAAAACCCGAACCTCAACCTAAGGAACAAGATCCGGGGATCGAGAACGCTGAAGCATTAAAAATGGAAATACCGTTTGCTTTTCCTCAACAGGATCATCAAGCACATATCACGGCTCACGGAGCTTTTATTCAATCGCGAATGGTTCAAATTAATCCAATGGTTCATGCCTTACTGATTGGTCATATTTCACAGCACGTGAGTTTACAGGCTCAAGGAGAAGTGGGCATGATGATTGAAGAAAATCCACAACTACAACAACAACTTCAGCAAGATCCTGAAGGAGCTAAAATTAAAATTAATGCGATGATTGCTCAACGAATCGCGGAAATCACAACTGAGTTGGTACAAAGATCCATTGTTGGGCAACAAAAAGATCCTCTGGTACAATTGAAGCAACAAGAAATAGATTTAAAAGCGATGGACATGCAACGTAAATCAGCTGAAAAAATGGCTGACATCGGTATGAAGGAAGATCAATTTGAAGAAAAGATTGATATTGAAAAAATGAAAGTTGAAAACGATGAAGACGCATCAAAAGCAAGAATCCGTGTGGCGGATGACAAACTCGATTTAACTGAGAAAATTGCATCTGAAAAGCTCCAGGTAGAAAAAATGAAACGAACAGCAGAAGATCGTAGAACTAAAGCGATCAGGAAGAAAAAATAATGCCCGAACGACCAGGAGGAAGGCCAATGCCAGTAGGGGGTTCAGGCGCGACTTATGATCGAACACCCAGTCAAGGAGGACACCATCCACCGGCAAGACCAACAGGAGGCGCTTCTACTATTACTCGTAATGGAACTAAAGGAACGATTTCAACTTCGAAAAAAGCGGGTTGGATTACTTCAGGAATAGGATATGCAACAGGAACGGCACCTTTAAAATGGGCTGGAACCGCTCTGTCTTGGCTCGGTGGTAAAAGAAAAAGCAAACCTCCTAAAGGACATCCAGAAACAATTGCAAAATCACGAATTTATAAACCGGTTCCTGTTGGAGGAGGCCCAGACGACAGAGATGAAACACCTTATATGACGCCTGTTACTATAGCAGCATCTTCAACGACGGATACTAAAGATAAAGGTTTAGATTTTGCAGGCTGGAATTTTAAAGCTTATGCTAACAAAGGAAAAATGGTAAAAGCAAACCAAGGACAATTTTCAAAAGGTAAACGTTTTGGACCACCCCCTAATAAAGGACCGGCTCCGCAAGGTATCAACGCGCCTTTAAACAGCATAGACTATTTTAAGGATTTATTATGATCAGCCCAAAACAATGGATTATAGCTAACAAATATGGCAAGAAGGGAGCTCTTCAAGTTAATCCAAAAAAAACACTCGGTCCACAAATTCAACCAGTGAAAGTTTTAGCGGGGGGATTATTAAGTCAAGGCATAAGGATGATTTATAAAGATCCAGCATCTAAAGCTGCCTTAAAAAAATTAACGAGTTGGGTTAAAAGTAAATACAAAGGAAAGTTTGGAACTTTAGGAAAATTAGAACTTAAAAAACACAAAGCAGAGGGTTTAGCAAAATACGCTAAATTACTTCAAACTAAAACAACAGCTGCTGCTTTTAAAGGAAGTAAGAAAAAAGCTAAACTAGCAACAGGTGCTTTTCGTAAAACGGAATTGCAGGCAACAGCTTATGCGAAAAAAATTAATGAAATTACTAAAGCTTTGATGAATAAAAAACCAGGTGTAACTCTACATAGTGGTGGTGGCTTCATCATTGGCAAAAACGTCGATAAGGATTTACTATGAGGAAATTATTAGCGGGAGCTCTTCTAACCAAAGGTGTTAAAACGGCTTATAAAATAGCCAAGAAAAAATATCCTCAATTATTTACTACTAAAGCGTTTTCAATGCTTAAGAATCGAAAAGTTCATCAGTATTCACAATTGAAACAATTAGGTTTTGCTAAAGGACTTAAATCGAAAGACTTACGAAAAATGGCTGTTTCTGAAGTGCTGCGCGAACGACTTCAAAAATTAAAACGTCTTTCTATAGCACAGCACACTAAAGCAGCTAAGATCGTTAAATCTAAAATGATCACTCCTTGGAAAGGAGGTAAAGCTAAAGCCATGTTTACACCAAGACAATATAGAAATATTCACAGATATGACAAAACCTCTACACAGAAAAAACTTGATACTTTAACAAAATCTCAAAGAGACTTAGATGTTTATCAAGAAACACTTAGAGCTAAAACCGCGACCAAGCATGCTTCGGGTGGCTTGATCATTGGTAAAAACGTAGATAGGAGTTTATTATAATGGCATGGTTTGGATTAGCAAAATTAGCATTACAAGCGGGCAGTAAGATATACGCCAACCGCCAACGTACGAAGATGGCTATGTCTGATGCGCAGCTTATGCATGCAGAAAAAATGGCCCGAGGTGAGGAATCTTACCAGGGCAAACTTTTAGAAGCACGACAATCAGATTTTAAGGATGAATTCGTCCTTTTGGTTATTTCGGCGCCCATAATTGTGCTCGCCTTGGGAGTCTTCAGTGACGATCCGGTAATGATGCAGAAGGTGGAGCTTTTCTTCCATCATTTTGGCTCACTGCCAATATGGTTCCAAACTTTGTGGATTACTGTCGTAGCGAGCATTTTTGGAATAAAAGGAACACAAATATTTCGTAACGGTGGGCCTAAGAAAAAATAATGCCTATTGCTGGAGACAGTGTTGAGTACGAAATTTTAAAAAATGCTTGTACTCATGTTAAAGGCGATAATTTATTAACTTGTGAAATTGGAGTTCGTGAAGGACTTGGTTCACAAATTATTTTAGCATCATTTAAAAATAAACTTCATTGGCATATTGGCATCGATCCTTATGGTAATATTAACTATGAGCATTATGATGAAGCTGGAAAAGTTCAATACGATTATACCAACCAGATGCGACTTAAATTACTTCAAGACCTAGATTACCCTAATTTTACTCTTTTTACTTTAGAGGATACTGAATTTTTTAAACGTTTTGCTGATGGGATTCCTATTTATCGAGAAAAAAAAGTTATTCTTACCCATTACGACTTAGTTCATTTTGATGGCCCTCATCGTACTACAGATGTATTAAAT